ATATTCAAGTTGATCCTTAGATAACATACCGAGAGCAGTCTTAGCTTTTTCATTACTATAACCATAGTATTGCTTGACAATCTCAAGGTCTTTTAGTTTATCTGCCTTTAACCAGGGAGAAAAACGTTTCTTTGGTCTCAGACTATTTAGCAAAAAAATATATTGGATATCTTTATCTAGAAAATGATGGATATTCATTTCATTCGCATACATGATAGTATCAATCGTACCCGACAAACAACGATTAATAATGTATGGCGGATAACCTTTGATAGCATCAGTTTCATCTAAAAGATTATTCTTCTGATGATTAATAGAATTAAGATAATCTTTTAATTCATACTTCATAGTTAGTCACCAAAAGTTCATAACGACCTTTCTGTTCTTGCATATAATCTCCTACTGAACGCATCGTATAAGTAAGATCCCAAGAATGCATGTGGTATCCATTCAACCATTCACGAAGAGTTGGATTGTCATTATAAGTGATCATCCAGTTTAACTGACACTCCTTCACACGATCACAGAACAGTTTATGATCAAATCCTTTATGCAAATTTCCTTTGTTTCCATAAAGATTATCTTTAATATCATATGGAGGATCCAAGAAAATAAAAGCTGACTTGTTAACTTTTTCAGGATAAACTAACACATGTTCATAAGAGATGTGTGTAATAGTCCAATTCTTAATTAACTCTTTATATAATTCCAATTTTTCAATACCAGCATGTGAGAAATTACTGACACTTGCTTGTGCTGAAAAAGAAGAACTTTCAGTAAGACCAGAAAAACTACATTTATTTACAATGTAAAAAAACACTGCTCGATCAAGAGCAGATACTGTTGGATCATTTACACCTACTTTAGCATGAGTAAAAAGTTCTCTTGCTTTATCTGGAGTATCATGAGCATACTTAGCATTAGAAAGAATGTCTCTCATATGACCACCATTTGCTTGTAACTGTTGCCAGAAATTTACAAGAGGTTCATATAAATCACTTACCCAAACATCAGCATCTGGGTTCTCTTTAGTAAATGCAATTGCTACACTACCACCACCAAGAAAAGGTTCTCGATATTCTAGAATACCTTTAGGAAATTTCGGTACAAGATATTTTGTGGCACGAGACTTACCACCAGGATAACGTAAAGGTGTCTTAAGACTTTTCATTAGAAACACTCCACCATAATTTCAGTTAAACAAGCAAGAGTATTAATCTCTTGGTCAGCAACAAATGCTGCTTGATATTGATATTTTGCAATCAAAAGAATTGCCTGGGCAATTGCAGGACCTTCAAGATTACTATACAGTCCATCATAAATTGACCTGAAGATCATCGATGGTTCACTATCCAAATTGGCATTAACCCATTTGCGAACTTCACCAAATTTTTTAGATTTCAGATCTTTCATTAAATCATCAACATTGGATGAATTTGCATTTAAAATGCCGACATCAATACTACCTGCTGCCGAATATCTTTGTAGTTCATTTAGAACTCTACGCCAATCTGGAAAATATTTTTGAACAATATCAGCAACTACTTGTGCTTCATATTCAACATTTTCTTCAGAGAGGATTTGCCGTACTCGATTAAAGAACTGAGCAGCAAGATTTGATTTTTCTTTTCCTTTGATGGAGAAGTCAATAACTGAACATCGGGAATGGAGTGGTTCAATGATTTTGTTTTTGTAATTTGCTGTGAAGATAAATCGACAGTTGTTAGCAAATTCCTCAATAGACGCACGTAGGAGGAGTTGTACGTCGTTTGTTGTGTTATCTGCCTCATCAATAAGGATGACTTTGTGTTTAGCAGTTGATGTAAGCGAGCGGGTCGCAGCGAAGTTTTTCGCATTGTTTCGGACAGTATCGAGGAATCTACCCTCGTCGGATCCATTGATGACATATAAATCTACTCCTAGTTCATTGCACAGTGCTTTTGCAACTGTAGTTTTTCCAATTCCTGCAGTTCCATGAAGCAGGAGGTTAGGGATTTCACCTTTAGTTAGAAATCCCTGAAAGACTTCTTTGGTATCTTTAGGTAAGATACAATCCTCAATACTCTGAGGACGGTATTTTTCTACCCAAAGGAATTTTTCACGCATAACAAAACCTCATAATAAAATAAATGTATCAGTCTTCGTTTGGTTCTAGTGCAATCCAATATCGAAGATTAGTTGGTTCAGATACAACAGTAAACTGTGCTGCTGTTGCTGCTTCAGAAATTACCACTTCATAATCATAATCAGGAATGATTCTAAGGTTCTCTACTTTAAAACAGTGACAGAAAATTTCTGTAGTTTCTCCCAAAGGATAAGAATATACATTAGAAGTATTATTCTTTTTGTCTGTAACCAAAATATTAATTTCTTCTCCGTTACCGTTAATACAAAGATCTGTGACCTGATACACTCTTGCTGCATTTAAAATATTACGCAGCATTTGTTTAGTAAGCAAAAAGGAAATATCTTTACTAGGAAGAACTAGATCTTTATCTGGAGGTGAAGTAATTACACTGGGATCTGCATAGTAAAAATGACTTTTTGCTTTTGATACTGCATCAATAACAACCAATTTTTCACTATTAGAAGTATCAAATTCTGGTTGTTCAAACAAAGACAATCCACCAAGAAGTTGAGGTAGATCATAAATTGCAATTTGCTTATCAAACTGCTCATTAACATCGCACTTAGCAAAAATATTTTTATTTACGCTAAGCGTAGAAATAGTTTTTCCAGGATTAATGATAATAGAAGTGTTGATGCTGGCAAAGTTTTTAAGAATATTAATTGTCTGTTTAGAAACTGCAAATTTCATACTGATTTAAACTCCTGAAGTCCATTGTTAGTGCGGGAATAGTGTTTGTCAAAGTGAAGTAGTAGCATAGCATAGTGAATAACTTTGAGCAGATCACGCTTGTTATGACCATCTTTATCACCATAACGAGATCCATATTTCAGGATATTTGCTTGACAGAAATCTGCTGCTAGTCCTTTTGCTGCCATAAGGTCAATAGTCTGAATATCTGAATATTCATCATCGTGCCCACAATAATGGCTGCCATAAGTGCTTACAACATAGTCTTCAACATCTTTAAGGATTTTATCCTCATTGTACTTCCATTGCATAATAAATAAATCTCCAGTAAAAAGGGGAGGAACGACCTCCCCGTTAGTATATCAGAAAGGTGCTTGTTCGTCAACCGTAGTTTCAACCTTTTCATCCACCTTAGAATACAGATCCAAGAAAGATTGTTTGGTGTCAGCATCGAAACGGTTCACACACACTTCAATTGCCTTATCACGTTTGCCAAAGATCTTGTATGCCTTGGCAATGTGAACCAAGCGGCGAGTGCTGATTACTTCATCCACGCCACCATCATAGAAGGTCTTACGGATCACTTGTGCCCAGCGCACCAGTTTCTCAGCAAAGTCATCATCCTGACCGTCAAGTGCCTGAGAAACAATCTTCACCTCAGTCTTTTCTGCAGGATAGTCTTGCTCAAACGTGATCGGGAAACGCTCAAGGAATGCTTCGTTCAGAACGTTGGTGCCGATGAAGCGACCATCATCAGAACCTTTGCCCTTGGTGTTAGCAGTAGCAACCACACTAAAACCGTCAGCAGGAATAACATACTTGCCAGTTTTCTTCAGATAAAGACCAGAACCCTCCAAAATGGACTGCAGACACAGGATCTTATTAGAAGCAAGATCAACTTCATCAAGCAGCAGAACGGCGCCCCGTTGCATTGCCTCAATCACAGGACCATTATGCCAGACAGTCTCACCATTCACTAGACGGAACCCGCCGATCAGATCATCCTCATCAGTCTCAATTGTGATGTTGACACGGATCAGTTCACGCTTCAGTTGAGCACATGCTTGCTCCACACCAAAAGTCTTACCGTTACCAGACAGACCAGTAATAAAGATAGGATAGAACTGCTTAGATTGAATAATCTTCTTCAGATCAGCAAAGTTCCCGAACGGGACAAAACTAGCATCCTTAGCAGGAACATAGGACTTAATTTCCCGAACGGGATCAACAGCAGGAGATGCAAAATTTTCTTCCAGTTTCTCTACTTCCAAGGTCCATACTCCGCGTCCAGTTTTATAATTAGCAAGTTTCTTACTAAGAGTTTGATAGGTAGTGCCCATCTCAGCAGCATATTCCTGTAGTTGAGGGGCAGTGACGGTATTGCCAAATCGTTGTTGCAGTTCAGAGATTTCCACAGTTTTGGTCATGATGAAGGGGTTGCTCCCGTCGATTACCTTAGTAGTATAGGGCATCGGCGGTCAGGGGTCAAGCCACCTGACCCACGAACTTCGATAAGATTGTCTTATTGATCATCTTGCCAGTCATATGTTTTTTAAATGCGGTGGCAAGTTGTCCCTTAGTTGCATTTTCTTTTACTTGAATTTCATTAGTATTTTCTTCCTGTTTAGGATTCCAATAACGATAAGGATTATAGTTACTCTTAGGAAGTTGCATCAGATAAAGTTCATCAAATCCAGTACCTTTAATTGCAACTGACTTATTCTTCTCCCACTCTTTATTAAGATTTGCAGCATCCATAAAATCCATTCCAGCACAACTTGCCTGCAAACGAATTTCAGATTTACTGCAAAGACGGAAACCTAGAAGATTAGCATCAACGATATTAGAAATATATTCTACAAAAGCATTGGTGATACCTTTTTCAAAATTAACTTGTCGTTGATAACGAGAATTAGGATCACGGACCACGCAAACACGATCACCATACATCGGTTGAGAATGAATTTTGGTCATAGCAGCGATGTATTTGTTATACATCGGGTAGCAAGCTTCACCATCAGAAAGATAAACAACATTCACTTTCTGAACTTTCTCTTCACTTTTAAATTTATTAATAACCTGAGGAGTTGTAATAATGGTTTCTACCAAAGGAGTGCCAGATAGAGAATAATCAATATTATAAGAACCGTTAGAATTATAAAAACTATCACAGTTATAGTACATATATTCCATCATCTTATCAAGAGTTTGAGAATTCATCTTGGAAGAAAAGAACTCAAGCAAACGAAACGACTTGTCAATATGTACATCATTTAGTTTAAGTTTGGCAGGAATACCAGGGAAAAGATGATCATTATGACATGAATCGGAGAACGCATAGACACGGAAAGGAATGCCAACCTTCTTACAGAACCAGATCAAATCATACAGTTGCTTAATGGTAGGAACCATAGTATTAGACATAGAACCAGACCAATCAAGATAGAACACTAGACCATGGTTTTTACCATCAGGAATAGTAGTAACTTTCTTAAAGAGATCCTCATTCCACTTGAAGGTATGAAGTTTCTGCGTATCAAGAACTCCAGTGTTGGAAGTGTTAGCACGATGATATTGATCAGCAGCTTTCTTGCACTCAAACTCTTTTGCAAGATAATTAACAGTCTTGATACTCTCTTTTTTATAAGTACGATAGTTCTCTACAGACCGTGAATATGGATCTGGATTCACAATCTTTTGATTGTTTGTCCAATATTCAAAATCACTATAAGTTTTTTTGAAAGGCACAATCATCTTGTCCAAATTAACAGTTGGAATAGATGCATAGATATATTCTTTAGCATTCTTGTCCACAAGATCCTGTCGATTATCATCCATAGCGCGTTGAGTTTCAGAAGTGAATTCATCAACGGTTTCGTTCTTACCAGCACCATTATTGGAACCACCCATTTCTGGAGTAGAATCACCCCCTTCTTGAGTAGTTTCTACCTGTGAACCAGAACCCTCAACTTCACTATTAGAAGGACCAGATTGTTGTTGCTCAACTTGATCTCCACCACCAGCAGAAGACTGGGGAGGATTAGGCATATCAACTTTCATCTTTTCTTCTTTCTTTCGATTGAGATAATCCATCAGATCCATTCCAAGATCGACAACATCATCAAAAGTTTCAGTCTCAGCAGTACGATTAATCCACTGCATTTCTTCACGTTCAAAAGGAACGATGGTGCGATTACCAAACACACCACATTTAAAATGAACGTTGATGCGATCGATCAGAGACAACTTGCTAAGATCTTTACCTTGGATCTCAAAAAAGTTCTTCTCATCCAGTTCAGAATATCCACGGTAAAAAGATTTTGCCAGACCAGGATAACGTCGCTTCATGAGTTTTTCAACCCGAACATCCTCCAGCACGTTCAGAATGTCCTGTGGGACCGCCTGAGTAGCAGAGGTATAGTCTATAGGGGTATAGAGGGCATGACCGACTTCATGCCCCACCAGCATGTCGTATACGTCCGCAGAAACGTCCTTCCAGATCGGCAGGCAAAGGATACGGTTCAGCACGTCGAAATATGCAGTCTCCACATTGCGATGCTCCACATTCAGGTTCTCAGTGGCAAGCAGTTTGGCAAGGGTTCCTTTAACTTCGGTGTTGACGGTCATACGGTCCTCGTTTGGTATGTACCTAATATAGAGTATCAGGATCCATGGGTCAAGGGGTTGACCGATAAAAATTACTTATCAATGGAGAATAGCGGACTCGAACCGCTGACATCCTGCTTGCAAAGCAGGCGCTCTACCAACTGAGCTAATTCCCCAAGAAACCTAGAATACACTAGGTATTTAGTTTTGTCAAGATTTCAAAGTTTCATCAACAATTTTACTAAAATCTTGAACCTTATCAAATTTAATGTTGTTTACAAATCTATCTGTTAGAATTTCTCCTTTATGAGAAATAACAAATAC